GGCATCGTAGTCGGGGAGTTCCTTGGCAGCTTTGACGATCTGCTCTATGCCCTTGTCGCATTTGTGGCGACGGATTATGTTACAGGAGTGCTGAGAGCCATTGTAGAGAAGAAACTGTCGAGTGCCATCGGCTTCAAGGGCATCTGCAAGAAAGTCTGCATCTTCCCCCTTGTGGGCGTGGCGAATGTCCTTGATGTCCACATCATCGGAAGCGGCTGCGTCCTGCGTTCTGCCGTGATCTTCTTCTACATCTCGAACGAGGGAATCTCGATCATCGAGAACGCAGCACGGATGGGGCTTCCCGTTCCGCAGAAATTGCAGGACATGATGCACAGCCTCAAAGATAAATGAATACGGATAACGCTCTGCCCGTGGATGGATTTTTCTCCATGGGCAATATTTTTTTGTCCAATCCCATGAAGTATTGCCTCTGCCGTGGCTCTTTGATAGAGGTGATCTTTATGGTAGTGGGAAAACCCGCTAAAAATCGGTATTTCTGTCCTTTTTGTTGCAGAGAGGGGGCAAAACGATGACAGACGATCAGAAAGCAAAAATAAAAGACCTTCGCATGAAGGGCGAGGGATACAAGAAAATCGCGCAGCTCATCGGATTGTCCGAAAACACCGTGAAGTCTTTTTGCCGCAGATCGGCGATAGCGAGGCAGGAGACAGCTGTGCCCATAAAGCATGACCCCGCTTGTGAATGCTGCGGCAAGAAGATGGAGCAAATCCCCGGAAGAAAAAAGCGGCGCTTCTGCTCTGATGCCTGTCGGCAGAAATGGTGGAACAGTCATCTTCATCTCGTGCAGCGGAAGGCTGTCTATCGGCTGACGTGTCATCATTGCGGTAGAACCTTTGAGATTTATGGCAACAGTCGAAGGAAATACTGCTCTCATGCGTGCTACATCGCCGAGCGATTTGGAGAAAAAGCATGACGAAGGAAGAGTTTCATAACGAAAAAATGTACCAAGCCACTATGGGCATGGTACGCCGTATGCACTCCGAGGGGCTGATCTCCCCGGAGGAGTATGAACGTGTGGAGCGAATCTTCCTCAAAAAATATAAACCGCTGATCGGCACGGTATATGCGGGAATGGCGTTGACTCCCTGCCCAAGTTGAGGGATATATGGTGAGGGGTGATACAAATGAAGATTACACGCATAGAGCCGACCGTGGCGACACTTACGCCCAAAAAGAAAGTGGCGGCTTATGCCCGTGTTTCCATGGAATCCGACCGATTGAACCATTCGCTTTCGGCACAGGTCAGCTACTACAGCAATCTCATCCAGAAGAATCCCGCGTGGATTTATGTCGGGGTGTACGCCGACAGCGGTATCTCCGGCGGCGACATCCGACGCAGGACGGAATTCAAGCGTCTGGTCGAGGATTGTGATGCCGGGAAAATCGACATCATTCTGTGCAAGAGTATTTCAAGATTTGCCAGAAACACGGTAGACCTCTTGGAAACGGTGCGACATCTGAAATCCCTCGGCATTGACGTTTGGTTCGAGAAGGAGAACATCAAGTCGCTCTCGGCGGACGGGGAACTCATGCTTGGAATCTTGGCGGGCTTTGCTGAGGAGGAAAGCCGCAGCCAGTCCGACAATGCCAAGTGGTCGATTCAGAAGAAATTCGAGCGTGGAGAGCAATGGCACACGGCAGCTTATGGCTACCGATGGGACGGAAAATCCTTCGTTATCTGCGAGGAAAAGGCAAATGCCATACGGGTGATCTATGATAATTTCCTGAGGGACGTACCCCTTCGGCAGACTTCCCGCTGGCTAGAGAGCCACGGGTACGCCTGCTCCATGTTCTTTATCCGCTATGTTTTGCAGAACATGGTTTATGTCGGGGACGTTCTCCTGCAACGCTATATTACGGAAAATCCTCGGACGCACAGAATCATCGAGAACAAGGGTCAGCTGCCGCGCTACTACATCACAGACAATCATCCTGCCATCATTGACCGTGCTACGTTTGAGAAGGTGCAGGAGAAAATCAGGGCGAGCTATGCGTTCAACCCGGCGGCGCATCGCATCGTAAAGCCGAGCTGCTTCTCGGCGAAAATCATCTGCGGCAGATGCGGTGCGCATTTCGTCAAAGGAGCGACCAGAACCAACGGACACGACGGCTTGCAGGAACACTGGTTTTGCTACGACAAAATCCGCAAGCGGACGTGCAAAGCGAGAAATATCCGTGGCTATCGACTGCGGGAGGCTTCCTGCGAGGTGCTGGGGCTTTCAGAATTTGACGAGGATGTGTTTGCCAAGACCGTGGAGAAGATTCTCACCACCAATACGGACGTATTGGAGTTCCACTTCTACGATGGCACGGTCAGGACGGCAAGAATCCAGTACTTCGATCAAGCGGAAAAGAAGCACACCGACCCGCATAAAAAGCCGTTCGGCTACCGATGGAGCAAAAACGGCTATGTAATCGTTCCCAAAGAAGCCGAGGCAGTCCGATTGATCTTCCAATACTACCTCGATGGCTTACAAATCACCGACATCTCACGAAAACTGGAAGTTGACGGCTATGGCAGCGTTCGCGGGAAAATATCCCGCAAGCTGATCGCCTACACACTGGACAGTGACTTCTACCTCGGTGTTCGCCGAATCAAGGCGCAGTTCTCCGAGAGCGGGAAGGAAGAGGTCATCAAAAACGACCACGAGCCGTTGGTGACGCAGGAGATATTCGATGCTGTCCAAGTGCGGCGGCAAGCTGAATACAGACGATGGAAAGGACGTGAGCGCGATGCGAAGTGTGACGGTCATCCCCGCCAGCATCCATAGATTTTCGGAAGTGCCGCTGGCGAGCGCAGAGAAACGTAAAGTGGCGGCGTATGCACGAGTCTCAACGGACAACGAAGATCAGAAAACCTCCTACGCAGCGCAAGTGGATTATTACACCAACTACATCAAGAGTCGCTCGGACTGGGAGTTCGCCGGAATGTATTCGGATGAAGGTGTAACGGGAACCTCCATGAAAAAGCGTGAGGGATTTACCCGTATGGTGCAGGACGCTCTGGATGGCAAGATTCAGCTGATTGTCACGAAATCTGTGTCACGTTTCGCCAGAAACACGGTGGACAGCCTCACAACGATACGGAAACTCAAGGAGCACGGCATCGAGGTCTACTTTGAAAAAGAGGCGATTTGGACATTTCAGGCGCGTGGTGAAATCCTCTTGACCATCCTCAGCAGTTTGTCGCAGGAGGAAGCACGATCCATCTCGGAGAACGTCACATGGGGACTCAGGAAAAAGTTTGCCGACGGCAAGTTCTCCGTCGGCTACTCGCACTTCCTCGGCTATGACAAGGGCGAGGACGGCAATCTTGTCATCAATGAGGAGCAAGCCAAGATCGTGCGGCTCATCTTCCAGCTTTTCCTTGAAGGTATGACAGCCGGCAGGATCGCAAAGGAACTGACCGCACGGCACATCTTGACGGTCACGGGCAAGGAGAAATGGAACGCCAAGACCATCCGGGGCATCCTCAGTAACGAGAAATACACAGGCTGCGCGAGAATCCAGAAGACCTTCACGCCGGACTTCCTCACCAAGAAAGCCGTCAAGAACTGCGGACAAGTGCCAAGCTACTTTGTGGAACAGAGCCATCCTGCCATCATCGACCCTGCCGTGTTCGAGATGGTACAGCGTGATACGGCAGTGCGTGGCGCAGGATTCGCGACCGTCACTTGTCAGCGCATCTACTCTGTGAGATGTGCAAAGAGCGGGGCAGATACATCCTCGCGACGCTTGTGCATCACATCCAACCGATTTCGGACGGTGGCACGCACGATGAGCGCAATTTGATGTCGCTTTGCGTATCCTGCCATGAGCGGATTCATCAAAGAAAAAAGCTGTCCTAAATGAACAGCTTATTCATCGAATATATCCGCATGAGTTCCGGTTTCGACAAGAGTTAAGGTCAGAATGTCATTTTCCACGAGGTATACGAGCAGCCAATCCGGTTGAATATGGCACTCGCGAAAGCCCGCCCAATTCCCATGGAGTTCGTGGTCGCGGTGCTTGGCATCGAGTTTGCGCCCTTTCCTTAACTCATCGACAACATCATCCAGCAGCTTGAGGTTCAAGCCGCGTTTCTTGGCACGCTTGTAACTTTTCTTATAAGCGGTGGTGAACTTGATGTGATAGGTCATTCTTCCAATGCCCTCTTCAAGTCGTCCATGTTGCCATAGCTAGGGATGTTCGGATCGCGAGAGACTCTTCTTGCTTCTTCCATCGCGGATAAGGTGCTCTGCTTATAACGGGGCATTTCGATAGAAAATGGGATACCGCCGCGAAGGACACACTGATGCAGAAACATATTAACGGCACCGGACATATCAAGACCAAGCCCGGAAAACAAAGCGCCGGCCTGTTCTTTTATGTCTCGGTCAATTCTGATTTGAGTAGGGACAGTTGACATAATGAGCACGCTCCTTTCTTTTAGAAAAGTATAGCTTGTTTGATTTACTATGTAAAGCAAAAAGAATACTAATGAATAGGGAGGGGGCGGTCAAATCTCTAAAACCGCGCCAATCCTTGACCGGGGAGGGGGCGCACGCACAAAAACGTCGGTTCAAACAGGGGATTAAGGGAAGGGGGGCGAGAAGATGGCGCGTGACGGTACAAATCGTGGTGGTAGGCGAGTCCGAGCGGGAGATAAACCCGAAGCACTGGCAGATAAGATCGCGGGCGGGCGAACAGCGCATATCATGGAGTTCCCAATGACGGAGTTGGACGGTACAGATCTTGTGGATGCCGCCGACCTCTATGGAGAAGAGATGCCGACCCCGAGTGAGTTCCTGTCTGCGCGACAGCGGAACGGAAAGCCGCTCGGTGCGGATGAGATTTTCCGCGAAACATGGTTGTGGCTCAAGGAGCGCGGCTGTGAGCGTCTCGTAAATCCTCGCCTCATCGAAAGCTATGCGCAGGCATTTGCCCGCTTCATCCAGTGTGAGGAAGCAATGAGTCAATTGCCGCAACCACTTAAACGTTCGTTCCCTTGTGAGAAATTTGTCAACTGTTCTTGACAATATCAAACCGTCATGCGGTATCTAACTGATTAACAACTCAAACTTCGCACATCAAAAACAATCGTCAAGGCTTGAAAACCATAGCTTTGCGGCTGGAAAAACATCCTCGTCATGCACATTTTCGCAGCTTTTGTGACAGCAGCGACGGCAGCTCGGACAGGAAAAGCTC